TATTGCATCGCACGTTGAATAAGAAGGAAAGGTAGGCGCTTCCCAGGTAATCGTCATTAATGCTTCTGGATTGGCAGCCATTAATCTGGAGTCCTAAGTGAGAACGAAATAGACTTAGAATTTACTGAAAGTTTGCGGGCCTTCGTATAAGATCTGCCTCCATAATTACCTGATCTCAAGGTTTCATCATCACCACCATTGACGAAGGCAAATTTAGCCTTGTCGTATTTAATGCCAACAACGGAATAAGTACCATCGCTCTCCTCCTTGACCGATTGAACGCGATACATCGGTTCTTGACGGTGTTGTATCCCTGGCACCTCTTTTACTAGAGCCCACATATCCATGGTTGAAGGTTTATCGCCACCGAATCGACCAGAAATAGTAATTGATCCACTCGTTGCTACAGAGCTAACTGCATACTTTTTAGCTACACCGGATTGGCCATAAACATAAAGCTGATAGTTGGCATCATAATTTTTGTTAGTCAACTCTCTATCTGTAATGATCGAACTATTAGTAACACCAGTAATACGGCCACCAGATGCAATCGCTGTTTTTAATGGATCTAATATTAAACAGACATCGCCTGGAATCAACATCGCGCCATCAGGGCCTACTCTGAATGAAACGGTGTCAGTAGAAAGTGTATTGGAAGCAAGGGTATATCTACCCATTCGACGTGCTTGTACTTCATCAGTGCAACCCAAAGCACGAATGTTTGTCAAGTTGTATCCGTAACGATCAATAAGCTCAGAGTCCTCGATTAAAGTCTTTCTTTCTTTATAAAACTCAGAGGGCTCGATATAACTTACTTCAACAGCAGTAGATCTGGTTCTACGTGCTGTACCTTCGTATGTAAAACACGGGGACGCGGAGTCTCCCTCAACAGACCCAATCGTATTAGCAGCCGAATAGATCCTAATATCTTCAGTATTAGTGACTTCGTCATCAATCACGATAGTTATAAAACCCCCTGCATAAATTATCTGTGCTTGGAATGTTGAAGCAATACCTCTAAATAACTCCAAGGCGTCTGAGTCTCGATTGATATAGCCGTTAAAAGTAATTTTATTTTCGCTGCAGTATTTAGCCGCTTTTTGGAATGATGCCAAATCAATATCGTCCATACGTATTCCTGCTTGAATATGTTGTTCACCCTTAATGTCATATACACGATGCCCAGCACCATATCTAGGATCAGTCAGTAAACCTAAAAGTACATAAGCAGGATTGCTGCTATATGCGTATTTAATCTGTAGTGAAGAATTGATAGTGGGAACCTTTAGACCCTTAAGACGTACTTGAACTTGGGGGAAACGTGAAAACTCGCCCGCTCTAAATCGTAATGCCAATAGCGAAGAGTACGGGTAGACAAGTTTTTCTGACCATGTGACATCAGCAGAAACCCAAGTAACCCCGCCTTTTACCCATGAGTATTGACGGGAACCAGAATCACCGGTTCTTGTTTCAGGCCCCTTGGCTCCACGTCTGTCCACCCTTGATACTTGAATTGAAATAGGTGTTGTCGCACCTGTAATCGGGAATACAAATTCCTTTAGCTGTGTCGAAGTCTGCTTTTCAATAATGATGTCGTCTTGATTATGTAGGGGAACATCAGGGTTATCGGCACTAAATATTCTGATCACCATATGGGTGGGATTATCACCCCCACCGCCACCTTCTGTTTCGGTGTAATCTCTGTAATTCTGCTCGGAGCCATCGCTGTCACTTCTGGTTCGAGATTGATAACAGGGACCAACAGATAAACGAACACGAACAGTATCCGCGTCTTTTTGCGTAAATGTCCGTGTTACTGAGCTATTTGCAATACCATCATCATCTGCGTCATAATCCCCGCCTTGTGGATTAAATGGGGCATTGACATTTATGCTAAATCCAGCCGACTCGACATTGGTAATCTGTTTTTCAGTTTGTGTCCCGTCAGTCAATTCGACATTGGTTAGAACACTGGACTTAGCGATAAGACCATCTAAGTATAAATGCTCCTCGACACCTCCATCTGGGAAACCTGTAATAACCCCCTCGGATACTAGGCCCATAAAAAAGCCTTCATTATCTTTTATATAAGATGCAATGACAGGCATTTTTGATATTAGATATTCACCAAACAACAAAGGAATAGGTGAGCCATTTACAGCAACCGGTGCGGCACCTCCTGAAATTGCGTCGTCAGCATCGCGCCCTTCAGTTTTGTTTCTACCCCCAGTCGGTACTCCAGGTGCAAACAGAGATGCAACTCCCGAAAATAGCAAGCCAAGACCAAGGGACATGGTGGCGGTCTGAACCCCAGCAATAAAGCTGCCAGCAACAACGGTTCCAAACCCGGTCATCGCAAATGCAACTAATGCAATACCAGCCAGAATTTGAAGAAATCCTCCAGTCTTGCCACCTAAACCGAAAAAGCTGCCCGTAATGACAGGGACAAGCGTGAAAGATTCACAACCTAATTCCAAGTCGTCATAAGTAATGCCGTCATCTTGGTTGGAAGTGATTATCTGAAAAAAGATGCCCCTCTCATGAGCTGAAGTCAGAAATGTCCTAAAACCAGGAACTAGCTGACACAGTGCCCGAATGGCTTCATTAGGCGTATTAACGGCGAATTTATGTGTGGTGCCGAATCTACGACCAATTTCACCAGCAAACTTGATCTGCATCATCGTCCTAGTACATCCTGAAAAATAGTTGTTCCGGTCTCCGTAGAGAAACGCTCTAATCGATCCTCCTCAACTACGTAAACATAAAATATAAGACGTAAATTTGAGGCGACTAAAAGATCATGCTCACTAAAACCATTATCACCTATTGGATGCGAATGGTAGACAATATCAGGCAAGTACGTTAAATAGTCCCTTGCGTCAATAACAAACGAAGTTTCCGGTTCTTCTGAAATATTCTTTAGGGGAATGACCTCAGAACCAAGAATAAAACCACAAGCTTCTTTTGATTTTTCCTTCAGACAAGCTTTTGCGATATCGACATGGAGTTTGGACATGTTTATCTGGCGGTGGGGAATCCACCGAAGCGTAATTTATCGCCCTGGCCAATTGCATCAAACCGCTCCTGACATTGAGCTAATGTTTTTCCGCACGATTGAAAACTACTGGTATTTTTACAGTCTGGGCCTTGATAAACAAATGGGCAGTAATTACTATACATCCGCCTGCGTGGATATCTAATCCCCTCCACGTCGAAAACAGATCCAAGTTCATATACACAATACTGATTATTTTCTTCCATCTTTCGATTGAACATCCAGATATCCGGCTGAAAATGCGCGGCACGGTTACCACTAGAGGATCTGACCCCGTCTACAGATAATAAAAACTTTGCGTAGGTCCGTATCCTAATCAATCTAAATCCCACTAAATCATCGAACGCATGGTTTAAGTCGGTAAAGACCGCATCCATATTGCTGAATGTGACCTTTGGCTGTGGGAGTTTGTTGGAACCTGAAATTTCAAACCCACTTACGCTCATCTGTGTGGCGCTATAGGACACGTCATTGTCGGCCAGATTCACATATTCAACACTTTTCCCATTGGTCTGATGTGCTGGGACTAAATTAATTGGTCCGGCCCAATCCTTCGCCGTGCGAGTTGAACCAATATCAATCGTATATAGTTCAATAGCTGCATCACTTTTGAAACTCATGATGTAAAACCTCTGGCTTGTTTAATTAGCTCCGCTGGTAAGTTTTGAGGTCTGTTATAAGAATTATCTGAACCTTGAAAATTCTCATAAGGGAACTCAGGAGTACCCTGATAAAACTCACCTTCTAAAGGAGCGCCTCCATTATCTGAATATCCATTTAGAAAATCCTGGTATGCCTGAATGTATGGACCCACAAAGCTGTCATAATCACTGCCAGCGGCTCGCATCACCTGAAGTTGTTGTGATGTAAAACCAGATTTGGCATTCCATGCCAGCGGTACTTCGCCGAATCCATCAAAAACATCAATAGTTGATGCATAACCATCGCTGTCAGGATCATCATCAAGCTCGAAATATCCGCTTGCTTGTGAATTAGATGTAAATGCCCGTACATTGGTATACAAGGTATCTACACCAGTATCTCCAGCTCTCGGTGTATATTCCAACACGTCATCAGCAACTACATAGTTTAAATCTCCTTCATCATCTTCTGCTAGTACGAAAGCATCGTTTGAGAACGGAGATCCGAATGTGAGTATATTCTCATCTCTTCCGTCATCTGGAACCTGTACATATCTAATCCCTGAACCAGACCTTCTAGTCGGATTGACATCATTAAATGTCTTGGTGAAATCATATACAGATAACCCACTGCGTAACTGTGAATATTTAATCTCTACAGGGCCTTTGCCCCCAACACTGTTGCCGCCGTTCAAGTCCTTAAACATATCCCTGCGCCTTTTATACCAGTCGTCTTCG